ATACGTTGGATAAGTCCTATAGGTCCTGCTGAAAGACATCGAATCCGCTCCTGTAGTTGCGTTTGTTGAATAATTGAAATCGTAGTTATACGAACCTCTCTCACCGACAAAGCAAGGAGCGAACATGTTTGAAACAAGTTCATTGACGTAGTTAAAACCGGCTGGGAGAATGCCGGTGGTTGGCAAAGCGGTAGTCAATACGTTTGATGTGTCATACCCAGTATATAATGGTTTTCTCGAAATTAATGGTGTCCAAGTACAAACCGTAGTTGTTGCGTTACTTGGTCCTATTAGTGTCCTATAGAAAGCTCTACGTCTCATTAATGCTCTCATTGACGATATTTTCTCTCCCATATATACTTTGTGTAAATTTGCGGGTGGTTTTATTTCGACATCAGCGATATTACATTCTTTAACAGTTACTGTAGTTTCATCAGTCTGAATTTGCAGATACGATCCATATACGATATCTTGTGGATCTCGTGGAGCTGCAAAATCAGCATCTTCCATACTAACTTCAACATATGCGAGTACATCAGCACTTGCGACTGGTGAAGTTTGGTTTGTAAGAACTTTAAGAATCAGTCTACCATTATGTCTGTTCTCTGAAAAAGATGCGACTGGAGCTGTGCCAGACGGAATGTTAGCAATTGTTGGGTCAAATGCAAAAACTAAATGGGACGTTGGTTGCATGAAGGGAACTTTAATTATTATCTCACTTTCCTCTGCTAGATCGACTATACGACTATAATTAGTTGTGTAATCAAAATCAGCAGCAACTCCATGAACTGGATCCCACAAAATTGCTAATCTTCCTCTGTGATATTGGGAGCAAATGAATTTAAATCTATACACCATTGTTCCTCTCCAATATTGAAAGTTTTTTCCGACGAGTGTCATCGGAGGGTGATAACACGGATCTAATGCTGATTTCGTGTATATCCCATTTCTACCCAGTGATAAGTTTGGCGTTACATTTATGGTCGTAATTACGTCGCCTGGTGCATCAGTTGATAACCAGTTGCGAAGGGAAAATATGTTCTTTTTACTACATAAATATTGAATGGCTAACTCATCAGTACCATCTCCTCCTGCGATTCTATTGTCAATCGTTAATTCATTCTTTGGATCTAAAGACAATTTTTCTTGCGGTGTTGATATTTCGCTGGAGGAAATGCCGTGGAATGGAAGATTTTTAAAACCAGTGACATCGTCAATAACAGGCACATTGGTAAAACCAAATAAGCTTGCTATTGAGGATACACCCCTCGCTCCTATAGAAGTCGCGAGAGCATAGGGTTTTAGTAAAGGAGGCAAAGCTCCTACTGCCATATCCATGACATCTGCCACGGTTGTGGCTACAGATGATATTTTACCTGTCTGTTTATATTCGTCTGTTTGAAGTGGTAGTTCTGCTGTTGGTGCAGAGACCACCACATCTTCAGCCCAGGCAAAAACCTGAATGGTCACATTCGTGCCGATTGTTGAATTCGCGTTGTATAGTACATCTGTGGCTGTTATAACGAACTCTCCCATATTTGAGAAATCGTCCGCTACGCCGATTTTCAGCCAATTAGCTTTCCATATGAACGGTAGACACATTTCACCTCCTTGATTCTTTGCTGGTAAAATGTCTATTCTTTGTCTACACGTTGAGGCCATAAACGGCCCCTCATTCGTAAGTGATCCAAATTGATCACCTGGTTCATAACCTCCTCCGACCATGGGCCGATATAGACCAACAGCATAACCATAATAAAATGGTGACGCGTTGACTACAACCCTTAATTTAAGATTACAATTTATGTACCCATAGTTTTGGATTTTTCTTTTGATGCTATCTTTGTTAAAGTATAAAAACCAAGGTTTGATAGAGGTAGCGATAGAACTACCTTCTAACCAGGAAGAGGTTTGAATGAGCACTGGTCTTTTCAAGAAATCTGCTAATTGGGCATTAACTGAAAAACCATCTCTAAATGATTCATCTACTATAGTTGGCGCATTCGTGATTGAAACGGGCGTATTATCGCCCATAGCCATGATCTCATGGTTATCTTCAGATGAGTCTATTTTTTCGTTTGACATAAGTATCTGGTCTGTTTGGACTTGCAAATCACTCTCATAATGGTAGAAAAAGCAATCTTCATTATTTGGATTATCTGAGAAATCCAATTCCTTGTCATTATGATAAGTTTCGCAAATTTTAATTGTAGCTTCGTAAACGTTGCCACAATACGCACATAAGGCGTAGTCCTGGGAGCCAAGCTCACATACTTTCTTAGAAAGGCTCTGTCCCTTCTGTTTAATTTCGTCTTCTGTTGTATTTGTTGTATATGTTTGTTTATATTTGGCAGGTGGTGGAATTTTATAGTCTGAATCCATTTTTTACCCATTATTAGGACCGACTGAAGAGCTTAGTGCACTAACCAACACATTTCTAAATAGAAATTTCGGGGAACGCCCTGGTAAGTGTAACTATATGATCCTCTCTATCCGCTTACAGCTCTACATTAACTTCAATAAGTAACTATCATATAGTGTGGACTTTTGGTTTACAAGACATGCCCACTAACGTCTCTTTCTTCTAAGGTTTCAGATTCCTTGAACTTTAACGCCAAAGCGTCATAATTTGGGAAAGTGTTGTCTTTGATCCATAGATTGCAATCTAATTTATCTAGAACATCCTTGAATAGCAATTTCTTCTCTTCAAAAGTTTCTCTTCCATAAAAGAAATACTCTCCGATAGCGCTTGTTACTACTTCAACGATTTGCTCTTTAGCGCAAATACTTTTGGATCTCACCCATATCATCAAACTTCGCTGTATCGATTCTGGGTCGATAGTAGGCATATATTCCTCAATTTCTTGATCCCATCTCCAGGTTCTTTTCAAAAAGGATGCCTCCGAAATATTAATGTACGGAACACTTTCAGCTTCCTTGTCAGCC